CGCCTGTGTTATTCATTAGGTGTTCATACACTGGTGTAGGATAAGCGCCAGGTGCGCTGGGTTGAGCCACTACATCTACTGTGATGATCTCAAATCCTTGTACTTTGCCGTCGCTGTCAACTTCGCCACTGCCTCTGGAGCTGACGCCGAGTTTAACTCCCGACTCCAACATGGTCTGAATCAACTGACCCATGGGAGTTGGAAGTATTTTAAGTTTTCCGTAGCCGTTAGGACCGTCCATCCACATCTTGGTAATCATATGACTAACACGATCTAGATTGATTTTCAAATCCTGTGGGTGATCAACTTCTCCCAGCACAGAGTAACCACCAGCGATCTGCTCGTTGAGCGTTTTGACAGCCTTGCCAATTTCTTGAGAAGAATAAACACGTTGGTTTGCATTGCGGATGTCTCCCTGAATGCAAATACCGTTTAAATGCAGCGACTTTTTACCGTCGCTGCCTTCTTCGCTCTCCAAGACAATCTTAGCCTGATCGTAACTCAAATGTTCTGCTAGCGTAAGTTTCTTCACCGTTTGATCCTATTATCTACGACCACGGAAAAGGCTTTGCTTGTTGTCAGCGGATTCTTTAGAACCAGCTTTCTCAGCACCATGTCCAGGTTCTTTCTTAGAGAAAGCATTCCCGTTCTTAGCACCTGGGACATTGATGTTACCAGCATTATCTTCAGTGGGCTTGCCTTTCAACAGTCCGGAACCTTTAAGTTCGCCTGTTTCTGATCCAGGCGTGCCATTTTTGCCGCTGAGAATGTTGGCAGTTGTACCGCCCATGTCATTCTTACCAGCTACGATTGATTTGTTATTGACACCGTTGTCGCCCATTTTTGCAGGAGCAACTTTTTCCACGTATTCACGCACGGTTTCAAGATCGAAATCATCTTTCATTTTATCGTCCATGCCGCCCATGTCATCGCCGCCCATGTCGCTCATGTCATCACCACCTTTGAGTTCATCAAATTTAGCCTGTAGTTCATCAACAATGCTGTCTAGGTCTTGGAATAGTTCTTCTTCGGACTTTTCTTCCATGTCGTCGTCGCCCATTTCTAGATCACCTTCTAGGTCATCTGTAGGGTCACCGCCCATCATATCTGGATCCTCGTCATCAGCTTCGATAGCAATGTCTTCAAATTCTTCGTCTACTTTTTCGTCTTCTGCATCATCATCTTTTGCAGCTTCATCTACATCCTCGTCATCTGCATCTTTTTCTTCAGCGATTTCACTGTCAATTAAAGATTCGTAGATTTCACGGGATTGTTGTACCACGTACTCGTGGAATAATTCTTCAGCTTTCGCTTGATCGTCGTTCACAAGATGCTCAAGCATCTGTTGCAACAGTTGTTTGTCTGCCATGTTATGTTCTCCTTTATATAGTCAAGGCTGTAAGTTATTTAACACTAAGATTACAAACTAGGGTTAAATGGTAGTTTTTTGATTGATTTGATTGGAATATATAGTGCCCGGAAACGTTCTGTCAAAATCCTCAAAGGTGATGTGACTAAGGTTTGACAGTGTTGGGCCTAGTTTGTCTGGTATGAATGCACCAGGATCTGCCACTCTAAAAAATTTCACGTGCCTAAATTCTTTGATGGTTTTTTCAGTTTGGCTCAGCCAATTGCCATAGTAAGTGGCGCTGTCCGAACTTTTTTTATAGTTGTGAGTGTTGGCATACACATTGTTGAATTTGCCGTTGTCGCCTTGATAATCAAAGCCAAATATATAGATATCTTTGTGACCTTGTGTAGCAGCGAACCACAGAGCTGTGGGTCCTGAACTCCAACCTTTGTGAGGCGAAAAGAAGTTGATATTGTGTTTGGTGCTGATACCTTTGTTGGGATTAGTCCAGACCTGATGCTTTTTGTGATAGCCTGCACCTATGATTTCGTTCACCATTTTCACATCCACCGCTATCAAATAGTGTGGAGCATATTCTCTGTACTGTGCATTACAGCCATATACTATGCCACGATCCATTGCACTGAGATGATTTAATTTCAGTCTGCTAGTGCCGTTGCCTATGACGAATGCAGGATTATGCTGCAGGTGCTTCTGCTGGGGTTGCATACATTTGCCTGATAAATCCCAGTTCTGACTCTGATTCTACTTGATGTGCTTCTGCCTGTAGTCTCAATTGATTGATCTGCCGTAGGGTCAAACGTATTTTTCTAGTGTCACTTTTCTTCACAACTGATGAATCTCTGCCAGCATCATATCTACGATCATTGGCAAAGTCGTTGTTTTTTTCGTTAAAATAAAAAAATTCGTTTAGAAGCATAATGTATTTATTATTGAACTGGTGCTTCTGGTGTTGCTGCTTCTGTGCCTTCTGCATCTGCTTCTGCGGCGGCTGCCATGTCTGGGGGTGCTTCTGCGGTCTGTGCTGCTGCGTCTGCGGCCATTCCACCCGCTGAGACTCCTACACTTCTCAACTGGCTCTGCGCATCCATATCTGGTTTAAGAACTGTGCCGTTTTCTTCTCTCCATAGCTTTTCGTTTTCTTTGATTTCTTCTTCGCTGAGTCCTAGGAAACGTTTCATGGCGAATCTCTTGCTGAGATGCGGAATAGCTATGACCTGGCTGAATGTTGCGGCTCTAGCTGTGTCCAGTTCTGATTGACGGTAAGCAGCAAAGTTCTGCGGTGAGTTAAATTTCAATTCAAATAGACCATTGTCTATGTTGATGCCCTGTGCGTTTAACCATAGTTTGAATTCTAGATCAAAAGTTTCTACGATCATTGACTGTAAACGTTTACAGTATTCGTTGAATCTCAGTTCTTGTATGTAGGCAGTACCAACCTTGCCATCTGCCATGGTGTTGGGCTGTTCATCTATGGCCGTAGGAAGATATGAACTAGGTATGCGTAAAGCCCTAAACAATTTGTTAGTAAAATAACGCAGATCTGTAATTTCTCCAAGGTTAGTGCCTCCTGGTAATGTTTCAACTTTACTTCCTCGACCTTCTGCGGTCTGTGGGAAGAAGTAGTCTTCGTTGACGCTCAATGGATTGTATGAAGCGTCTATGACATTCGCGCCACCTCCTGTGGATGAAGGAATACGGCGCTGTTGGATTTCGTTTTTAACACGCTCAACAAAGCTCATAGCCATGTGTGCTGGCATGTTACCTACGTCTACATAGAAAATACGTCTTTCAGGAGCACGTTGTATACGATAGATGATGATCGCGTCTTCTAATAATTCTTTCTGTTTGTATACTTTAAACACTGATTCTAGAATTGAATTGCCAAAAGGGTAGTTGTTGTCCAGTCCTTCGCTCATGGAGATATGTACCACATGTTTAGCATCTATGGTAACTTCATTGGTCTGGTTACTGAATCTAGTGCCGGGGGGTTGTGCTGCTGCGCCGACCATACCGCGACCAAATCCACCGCCGGTGGTATATGAACTAGTTCCGCTGGGTGCTGTGTTTGTGGTGCCATGCGGAGTCACAGCCACCATGTCTTTGAAGTTGAAGTTGATGTCACGGATCACATACTGCTCGGGTATCTTGCCTTCAGATTCGTTGACTATGATCTTAGTTACTTTGGCAGCATCAACAAACAGCCACTTTTTGGTTTCTGGATCTCTCACAAAGAAACAGTCACCGTATTTTAGAGCGTTGCGGAAAATACGGAATATGCGAGTTTCGAACTGCTGCTGCTTACTCCATTTCTGCAGACTGTCTTTCAACAGTTTTACTTCAGTGGCAGTGGGACTGCCTTTGAAAAATGTGTTGAATGGTGTGCGATTTTCTTTTTCTTTTTGTGTGCAGAATTCAGTGAGGATGTCCAAGGCAGCATTGACTTCTGAATCCATGTCCATGGTATCATACTGCATATACCGTTCTACACGATTGGGTGCACCTGCGTATACATCTGGTAGGAAACTAGAGTAGTTTGCTCTAGCTGGACCAGGACGGCCGCGGCCGCTGATTGGACTCATAGAGCCACTAGAGTTATCAATTTTTACAGGGGTAAAATGTCTTTTCCAGCTCATTGTTTTCCTTACAGCGACTTGAATAGATCTTTGGTAAGACCTCTTGTAGCATTAACCGTTTCATTGGTATTGTTTGCTACTGTCCAGGTATATTTCAAAAGTGTGCCCATCTTCGTATTTAACTCCGCAAGCAAGGTTTCTGTGTTTTCTTGAGTTTTAGGAGGAGCCTGTTGGTCAAGTCTTCTTGGATCTGATTGAGCAGCTGCGGCTCTGGCTTCTTCTGCTTTTTTCTTTTCTTCTTCTGCTTTTTTCTTTTCCGCTTCTGCTTCAATAGATTTTTTTGTAGCGTCTGCATTAGCTGAAGCAGGTGCGGTACTAGCTCGTTGTTTGGCCAATGCTTCTGCCTCGCTTAAAGCTTTCAGTTTGGCTTCAGCAGCTTCAATTTTTTCTGCGGCAGCTTTCTTTTCAGCACCAGTTTTTGCTG